AGAAATCGCTAGGGAAATAAGAACTAGAGAACGCTTCAACAAACTAGATTTCTACGACCCTTACCCGTACCAGAAGAATTTTCACGAAACAGGCTCAGAGGCGAACCAGCGCCTCCTCATGGCTGCTAACCGCATTGGGAAATCATATTGTGGGGCAGCGGAGCTAGCCTACCATGTAACCGGCCTTTACCCAAAGTGGTGGAATGGCCGCAGGTACACTAAACCCATTGTAGCATGGGCTGGCGGGGTTTCAAATGAAACCACCAGAGATATCGTACAATTTGAATTATTGGGTTCCCCGGATGATCCAGAGGCTTTTGGTTCTGGCGCTATACCAAGAAGCTGTATCCTAAAGACAGAACGGAAACCCGGCGTACCCAACGCCAAGAGCGTGGCACTTATTCGCCATGTCTCTGGGGGGAACTCCTCTTTATTCTTCAAAGCCTACGAGATGCAGGTTGAGAAATGGCAGGGCAGAAGCGTTGATTGCATATGGCTTGACGAAGAGCCTAGTCGTGAGTTATACTCACAGGCAGTAACACGGACGTTAGATAGAAGTGGGATGGTTTATATGACCTTCACCCCAGAATCTGGGATGACAGAGACTGTGGCCTCCTTTATGAATAACCTACAGTCCGGCCAGTCCCTGACAAACTCTACATGGGATGACGCTTCAGAGAAGGTCATGTCAATGAGGGGTAAGCGCGGCCACCTGAATGAAGCCGTGATGGAGCAGATTCTATCGTCGTACTCACCTCACGAAAGGGAAATGCGTCGATACGGAAGACCCTCAATTGGTTCAGGATTGGTCTTTCCATTAGGGGAAGAAAAGGTAATGGTCGAGCCAATGCGTATTGAAAATCATTGGCCCAGAATAGCCGCAATAGATTTTGGTTGGGATCATCCAACAGCAGTAGTATGGTGTGCTATTGACAGGGAAGAAGAAATGTTCTATATTTACGACTGTTATAGAGCATCTAAGGCTTCACCAGCAGTTCACGCCGAGATTATCAGGACAAGACCTCATTTCATTCCTATAGCCTACCCGCATGACGGAAATCGCAGGGATAGCATGGGAAATCCCGGCTTGGCTGACCAGTATAGAAATCTGGGTTGTAATTTTATGATGGAGCATTTCACTAATCCACCTGCCTTGGGCGCTGTAAAAGGCTCAAATAGCGTAGAGGAAGGTTTAATGGCTATGTTACAATCAATAGAGGCTGGTAAATTTAAGGTATTTTCTACCCTTTCTGACTGGTTTGAAGAGTTCAGAATGTACCACAGAAAGGATAATAAGGTGGTTCCTTTGCGGGATGACCTGATGTCAGCAACACGATATGCATTTCAATCCCAACGCTTTGCTATGGCGGGTGAAGACCCAGAGTGGACTAAAGACGTTGAATACAGGAACTACGGAATTATTTAATGGCGAAAGAAAAAATCACTGAGGAAGAATTAGTAGCCAGAATCAGGGGCGAGATTACAGACGCTCTAGGTTATGGTGATACTATTTCTCGACAGCGTGAGCAGGCTATGGAGTATTACTATGGTCAGCCTTTTGGAAATGAAGTAGAAGGCAGATCACAGTTTGTAGATTCCACAGTAGCGGATACAATAGAATGGATAAAACCATCTCTAATGCGTGTGTTTGCATCTGGCGATGAAATGGTAAAATTCTCACCGCACGGCCCAGAAGATGTGCAGATGGCCGAACAAGCCACTGACTATGTGAACTATGTTTTCACAAAGGATAATCCCGGCTGGGAAATTATGTACTCATGGTTTACCGATGCCCTGCTTTCCAAGAATGGTATCGTTAAAGTATGGTGGGATGAATACGAAGACACTCAGCGGGAAGAGTACAACGGTCTTGATGAGATGTCTTTCATGGCTCTTATCGGTAGCGACGAAGTAGAGGTTATTGAACATACCGAATATGGTGGTCAGGGAGGTTACGAAGGTGGTGGTCAAGAAGGTTATGGTCAGGAAATGGGCGGCGGATCGCTTCACGATGTCGTTATTAAGAGAAGCGCTTATAATGGCAAGATAAAGATAGAGAATGTTCCGCCATCTGAGTTCCTTATCAGTAGAGATGCTAAAAATATTCAGGATGCAAGATTCGTTTGTCATAGGGTGCAAAAGACTTTATCTGAATTAAGGGAGATGTATCCTGATGAAGATATTGGGCCGGAAGAGTTAGGTTCTGGCGAAGATGATGAGTTCTCACTCTTTGGTGAAAGGCAGGCAAGGTTTGAATTCGATGATAGTTCAAATTTTAATCTTGGTGAATCACAGACAGAAGAGGCTTTAAGGACGTATTGGCTGCATGAATCTTTCCTGAAAACAGATTATAATAATGACGGGATTGCTGAACTTAGGAAAGTTTGTTCAGTTGGGAATTATGTTCTACAGAATGATGAAATAGATTCTATTCCTTTCGTATCTATTACGCCGATAAAAATTCCGCACAAGTTTTTCGGTATGTCGGTTGCAGACTTGGTGATGGATTTACAGTTAATGAAGAGTACGCTAATGCGTAACCTCATGGATAATATGTATAACCAGAACTTCGGGCGTTATGCAGTCTTAGAGGGTCAGGCCAACCTTGATGACCTTCTTACGCAACGACCGGGCGGCGTAGTTAGGGTTAAGTCTCCTAACGCTATAATGCCGCTTACTACCCCACCTCTTGAACCTTACTCGTTCCAGATGCTCGAATATCTGGACGGGGTAAGAGAATCCAGAGCCGGTGTATCAAGAATGTCACAGGGGATGAATGAGAACGCCTTGACGTCACATACCACAGCCACCGCTGTCAACGCTGTTATGACAGCCGCACAGAGTCGCGTAGAACTCATCGCCAGAAACTTTGCAGAGACTGGCGTAAAAGACTTGATGATCACGATATACGAACTCCTACTGAAGAATCAGGATAAGGAGAGAGTGGTTATGCTTAGAAACCAGTGGATTCCTGTACGTCCTGACGCATGGAATGATAAGGCTGACTGTACTGTATCTGTTGCTTTGGGTCAGGGTAATAAAGACCAGCAGATGATGCACATTTCGCAGATGATTAATTTTGCATCGCAGGCAATGCAGGGTGGATTAAGGATTGTAAATGAACAGAATATGTATAATCTCGGCGCATCACTTGTGAAAGCAATGGGATTCCAGAATGTGAGTGATTTTATGACTGATCCTTCACAGATTCCTCCTCAACAGGAAGGCCCATCACCTGAAGAGCAGGTAGCACAGATGGAAATGCAGATAAAGCAGAAGGAACTAGAGATTAAGGCTGCTGAAGTACAGATTAAGGCTCAGAAAGTTCAGCAAGATGCTCAGGAAGCCGCAGTAGACGCGCAACTGAAAATGGCAGAACTTCAACTGGAGCGTGAACAGAAGCGAGCAGTAGCAATAGGAGCAACGTAAAGTATTAATGTCTGACTTACAGAGAGAGGAGAAGGCTCAAAATCTCCTCAACAACGAGTTGTTCAATGAAGCCTTTGAAGTATTAAGAAAAGATTTAATGAACCGGTGGGAAGTCAGCGGTTCAACAGAGTTGGAGGCCAGAGAATCAATCTGGCTTGCGATGAGATTGCTTGACAAACTTTATAGTCATATAACGTCCATAGTTGAAACTGGACATATGAATAAAGTCATGGAAAAGCAACACCCATTCATCTAAGAGGATAAAGTTATGGCGGATACGCAACCAGCCCCGCAAGAAGGAAGTGTAGAAGAAGCACATGAGGCATTACTCAGCCTACTGGAACCTGAGAAGGAAACCCCAGAAACTGAGGAAGCCGCCCCTACGGAAGAGGAAGAGTCTACTGAGGAAACTCAAGACGAATCATTGGAAGAGGAATCTGAAGAGGAAGCTGAGGAGGAATCTGAAGCGGAATCTGAGGAGTCTGACGAAGAAGACGAAGAGGAACTTCTATATGCTGTCAAAGTTGATGGCGAAGAACAGGAAGTAAGCCTTGACGAACTTCTGAAAGGCTATTCACGCCAGTCAGATTATACCAAAAAGACGCAAGAACTGTCTAGCGATAGAAAGGGTATGGAGGAACTTCAACAGAAGTATAACTCTGAAATGGCCCAGATTCAGGCAGAGCGTCAGCAGTACACCGAGTACCTAAACCAGATTGTAGAGAATTCTATGGGTGGTCTGGATAAATATGCTAATTTGGATTGGGATCGACTAAAAGAATCTGATCCAATAGAGTATATTACTAAGAGGGAAGAATATCGAGAGGCTCAGGAGAAGATTCAATCCATGCGTAATGAGCAAGCTGTTGCTCAACAAAAGCAAGCAGAGGAAACGAAACAACTCCATGCCAGCATGGTATTTGAAGAACACAAGAAACTTGTGTCTGCTATACCAGAATGGGGAGAGCCGGAAAAACAGAAGGAACTGGCTGCTGATGTGCGAAAGTATGCATTAGGTCAGGGGTTTTCTGAAGAAGAGTTAAGTTCTCTCGTAGATCACCGATCTGTTCTGGTCTTGATGAAAGCGGCAAAATTCGATGCTATGGATAATGCCGATATCAAGTCTAGGAAACTAAAGAATAAACCTAAAGTAATCCGATCAGGAAAGGGAAAGACCAAGGGAGAAAACTCCAAGTCTAAACGTACTGCAAAAATGAAACGTCTTCGGAGTTCAGGCCATGTCGATGACGCGGCCTCTATTTTGGAAGATTTATTTAATTCCTAATAAGGAGAATAACAAATGGCAATTGCTACAAATACGTCACTGACTTT